CCTATTGAAAAGAAATTATTTAAGGCAATGAATACAAAAGTTTCCGATCACGCAATGCTTGTCGGCATGTTCGACAGCGAAGTAAAAAATATTTAAGAAAGGAGTTGCAAATCAATTCAGTCGTGCTATGCTGTCAAACCATTGACAATAAAATAATTCAAGGAGAAGTAAATGTTAAACATAGATGATGAGGAACCTGCTCCTCAGGAAGCACCGACAGACGTCACTGTCCCCATGGACAAGTTGGCGAAGGTGTACCGCAGGATGCAGTCACGCGTACAAGAGTTAACCGCTCAGTACGAGTCCGAGATCGAGGACATCAAGCGTCAGCAAGACGTTGTGAAGATCGCGCTCAAAGACCAAATGCTCAAGCTTGGCGTATCAAGTGTACGCACAGACCAAGGCACCGTAGTGCTGTCTACCAAGACACGCTACAACACACAAGACTGGGACTCTTTTAAAGAGTTTATCAAGGAACATGATGCGTTGGACTTGTTGGAGAAGCGTATTGCGCAGACCAACATGGCTACGTTCTTGTCCGAGAATCCCAGTCTAGTTCCCGCAGGGCTTAACTCTATGACAGAGTACGCCATTTCAGTTCGTAAACCAACTAAGTAATCAGGAGAATCATTATGAGCAATGTAGCTCTATTCAACCCATCCCAAGCCCCCGCGTTCGCAAAGAACCGCACATCGTTGTCACCCATGGCTAGAGCCCTAGCCGGGGGTGCAGTTGGCAACCGCACCAAGAGCATCTCCATCAAAGGCGGTGTGTTTCGTTTGAACGAAGGCGGCAAAGAGATTGCCGCTATCGAAGAGCGCTACCTCGACGTAGTCATTGTCAATGCCGCGCCTGATGTTTCACGCGTGTTCTATGCCAAGGCATACGATGGCGAAGTCTCTGCGCCTGACTGCTGGTCACAAGACGGCAAGACACCAAGCCCTGAGGCAAGCAACCCACAGCACAACAAGTGCGATGGATGCCAACAGAACATTGCCGGTTCTGGTCAGAACAACAGCCGCGCTTGCCGCTTCCAACAACACATTGCTGTAGTGTTGGCCAACGATATGGAAGGCGCTGTGTTGAAGTTGACTGTGCCTGCCAAGTCTGTGTTCGGCAAAGAAGAGGGCGACAACCGAGCCTTGCAAGCTTACGCTCGTCACTTGGGCGCACAGAACATTGACCCATCTGAGGTCATCACGCGCATGAAGTTCGACACCAAGTCCGAAGCGCCCAAGCTGTTCTTTAAGGCTATGCGTTGGTTGACTGACGACGAGTTCCCAACCATTCAGGAACAAGGCAAGACAGACACTGCGGCTAAGGCGATCACAATGTCTTTCTCTAAGATGGACAGCGTTGCCGCCCCCGCACCTTTGAAGCTTGAAGGCAAGCGCCCTGCGCCTGTGGTCGAGGAAGAGGAAGCACCCGCACCCAAGGCTAAGACCAAAGCCAAGCCTGCCCCTCTGCCTGCCGAGGATGATGAAGAACCCGTAGTCCGCAAAGAAGAGAAGAAGCCCAACGCTGTGCCCAAGGCGAAGGCCGACTTGTCTGCCATGGTGGACGACTGGGACGAAGCAGAATAAAGGAATCCGCTAGGCCGCAGTCGGCGGTCGCATTGCGTGTGCCGGGGGGGTTCCATCCTCGTTAATAAAGTCATTCACATGCACACGACTGCGTTTCCCGTTCTGCGTGTCCTAGCGCCTAACAAAATGTCATATTCACCACAAGTAATTAGCGCAGTCAAGAAAGCGCCTAAGACGTTGGGCAACCAACTCGGGCGATGGGCTGTGCATCATGACTTCTCTGCCATTAAGATAGCCAAAGTGACAGGAGCCTCTCGGCAATCTGTTTACAACTGGTTCAATGGTGGCGAAGTCTTCGTGGCTTACCGCCCTGCGGTGGAGTCTATTATTAAAATTTTACAGTCGTCCAGTACGGGCGACGAAGCTTGGAGAAAAACATGCAAAGCATTCAACCTAAAAACTTGAGCGACGAAGAAATATTGCGTCAGGTATACCTGATGGGCAACGAGAACATGCCAAAAGAATGGGTAGAAGTTCTGTGTGAGCGTTTTGCCAAGGCACTTGACTGGTATCAAGACCGCTACGACGAGGGCTTTGCTGATGGTAGTGGCAACGGCTTAGAACACGGATACAAGCGTGGCTTTGAAGAAGGTTTTGCCGCAGGCGTAGATCACGCGAACGACCCTGAACTAAAATAACCAAAGGATACACATGACATCCGCTGATTTTTTAGCGGTGGTTTTGCCGTCCGAAGGTTTTGGCCTGTATTGCGCGGTAGAACTCACAAAAAAGAAAGAGCATGTATATGCAGACAAAATCGACGACCTTATCCCGACGATTGAGCAGTGGCATGCCAACAACTACGACGTCTTCTATGGCGTAGCTACCTTTGACAAGAAGCGCGGCGCTGAAGAAGCTCAGTACCTCAAGTCGTTCTTTGTTGACTTGGATGGGTACGCTACCAAGAAAGCGGCGGCTGATGCGCTGATTGAGTTCCTGACAAGGTCTGGGCTCGACGTTCTTGGTACGCCATGGGTGGTTGACTCAGGCGGAGGCTTGCATTGTTACTGGCCGTTGAAGGACGAGATTCCTGCAACTATATGGAAACCTGTTGCCGAGAACTTGAAGCGTCTGTGCAAACAGGAAGGCTTCAACATCGACATGACGGTGACTGCGGACACTGCGCGCATCTTACGTGTGCCCGGAACTGCCAACAACAAGAAGAAGTACGCGACGCCACGCCCTGTGCGCGTAGTCCAAGAAGGCGATATTTTTGACTTCTCGACTTTTTCGCCACTTGTTTATGAGAAATTGGAAGAGGTGCCTGCACCCCCTCCGACCAAGCTAGACCTCCCCGGCCAACGCCCCACGGCGCAGACACGCGGTCAGGTTAAGCTGATTCAAGATAGCTTCACGCTGTTTGGTAACTTTGAGAACCAGTGCGGTCAGGTGCAGGACTACATTGCCACGGCCACAGAGGACGGCAAGGAACCCATCTGGCGTGGACTACTGTCTTGGGCAAAGGTCTGTGAGGATGGCGCAGAGAAGGCTATCTGGTTGTCTGACATGCACCCATACCCGCACGAGCGGATGCACCAGAAGATTGCTGAGATTAAAGGCCCCTACGCGTGCATGAAGATGGACAGTGAGAACCCCGGAATTTGTACTAAGTGCAAGCACTGGGGCAAGATCACCAACCCATTGATATTGGGGCGCGAGATCAAGGTGGACAACACCGCCAAGGAAATCATGTTGTCTGCGCCTGCCGAGGAAGACTTTGACGAAGCTGAGCTTGACTCTGAGGAATCTTACGAGCCAGAAGATACGGGTTTACCCCTAGCACCTAGCGTGGTACGTCCTGTGCCCCCTCGTGGCTACAGCTATGGCGAGCATGGTGGCGTGTACTGCACGCGTACTGAGGAAGACGAAGAAGGAAAGAAAAGTAAGAAGAATATTCAACTGGTTCCCTACGACTTGTTTGTGGTTGACCTTTTGAAGATGGAGAACGACCACTTGGTTCACATGGCCGCTGTGCGTCCCGAAGGCGTGCAGACGCTTAACTTCCCACAGAAATCTATTGTCAGCAAGGACGAGACGCTCAAGTGGCTAGCCAGTCAGAACATTGTCAGTACCTTTGCGGGTCACGACAAGACGCTGTTTGAGTATGTGCGTTCGTGTGTGGGCGATGCTTCTCAGAACCGCAAACCTGTCGAGGTGCCGTTCCAATGTGGGTGGCAAGCAGATCAGTCGTTTGTTTACAACAACCGCGTGTTCAGTAAAGATGGGCGCGAGACTCGGATACCTATGCCCGGGCTTGAGAACATCAACCGCAACACTAACGGCAAGGGCGACTTGGCTACGTGGAAACACCTATGGAAGACGATCTTTGTGGAGAAAGAGGGTATGGAGACAGCCTTGGCTGTGTCTCTGGATTCCTTTGGATCACCGCTTATGCGCTTCACTGAGTACGAAGGCTTCGTCTGGCACATCGGTTCACAATGGTCAGGTACAGGTAAGTCTTTAGTTCTAAGTGCCAAGGCTGGTGTGTGGGGTCACCCACTGCGTTACCGCACAGGCAAGAGTACTTCTCCTGTTGCAATGCAACAAAGGGCGGGGTTGCTTAACAGCATGCCGCTTCTGATCGACGAGATCACCAACACCCAACGCAAGGACATGGAGTGGGCACCTGCCTTTATCTTTGACTATGCCGAGGGGCAGGGCAAGGAGCGTATGGAGTCGGGCTCCAACAAGGAACGTATCAATAACAGTACGTGGACAGCTACTTGCACGATGACTGGTAACGAGAAGCTAACCGACTA